CAAAAATCTTCAACCGTTATCATCCCGACATTAGATAACTGTCAAATGAAGGTTAGCCCTTTAAATAGGGTCGATTAGGTATATAGATAAATGCACGCTCATTTATTACCGGATATGCCTAATAGAAGTTTCAATTGCAGACATTTTACTTATTGTATTGTTTGTAATATTGCTTGTGTTTGTAATATTGCTTTTGTTTAAATTGTGTTTTAATGATTTCATATTTCAATTTTTTATATTAATATTGTAAAAATATTTTTAAAATATTTTTTGGATTTTTTAGATTTTTTGCAAGAAATATAGTATAGTAATATAGTAATAGTAAAATAGTAATAGTAAAATAGTAATAGTAATGGAATTAAGCACATTTCTTATACTTCTTATTTTTGCGGTGATATTCATATCAATTGGTTTTATGATACCAGAAACAAAATATAAAATTGCATATTATATGATTTTAATGTTATTATTTTTAAGTGTATTGAATATTTATTTGAGCATAGTTTATTATATACAATTGAGGAATGATACTGGAATTCCAGGACCACAAGGGGCTAAGGGTCCCCAAGGGGCTAAGGGTGCGCCAGGTAAATGTTCTTTTGCAGAAAAGTGTGGTATTGTAGATGCTCGTAATATAATTTTAAATACTGCAAATCAGATGTATAATATTCCACAAGGTTGTCTAGATAAACCGTCTCTGGACACTTGTAAAGACCAAAATACTTTGGATGAAGCAATGCCAATTAATGCGCAGGTAAATATGTTAGAAAAGATTGCATATAGCACTACAATGTCGCAAAAAGATTTTGAAAATAAATTGAAAGTATGTTTACAAGATTCTAATGATTGTATGGATCCTACGGATTTTTAATTATTTTATTGTTTATAAAATCTTATAAATAATTGTTAGAATACTCTCTTAAAAATATTATCGTATAGTAATAGTATTATATAGTAGTATTAGTGAAATATAGTAGTAGTCAATAGTAGTCAATAGTAGTAGAAATATATAGGTATTTTAGAATGGATTTAATATATATATTTCTAATATTTGCAATAGGTATTATCCTTGCAATAGGTGTTGGATTGGAAATAAGTAAAGGTATAGAAGAATTTGTTATATATGTTCTCTTTTGGTTCCTTTACATTATTACAATAATAACTTTTATAAACATCGTTCTGGTGGCTAATTATTATATTACTATGCGAAATAAAACAGGACCACCTGGACAACCAGGTCCTCAAGGAGACCAAGGTGATAAGGGTCAAGCAGGTTTATGTGATGCGGGCTGTCGGGATTCGGTATGTGAAAATGCACTTACCGATTTATTAAAACAAGAATTGCTAGATAAAAATAAAGGGGTTCGGGTTGATATTAATAATATTTATATTAAAAGTAAGATAAGACAAATGTGTTCATCAGATGAATTTAAGCAATTGGCGCCTTATAATGGTCCAATTAATCTAATTAATTATCTTAAAGATATCTGGAAAATATGGATAGGTATGTTGTATGATGCGGGTGGAATGTTATATTTTGAAACAATAGGTGCAGAAGACCAATTTGATTGGTTAAGTTCTAATCCATTTGATGAAATAATGAAATATGATGTATTTTATTGGGGTATGGGAAAACAATATCGTCCTCAAATATCTGAAAAATGTTATCCTAGTACTGATGGTAATACACCCAATCCAAATTCATCAGGTTCAATTATTCAAGTTGCAAAAACAGATTTATATGATTTAATTACTACTGATGATAATTCTCAGGCTTTTGTGCGTGCTAGTTTTTGGCGTGCAAAAAAATTTACTTACAAAACAGCTGTATTTTATCCAGTGGGTGATATAGTAATGGGTCCAGTTAGAACTGGTGAAAATAATAATAGTAAAAAACACGTCGGCGCAATTACACTGCCTCGTGAAAGTAATGGTCCTTCTAGAGAAACAATTTTAGTTTCAGGTGATGTTAAAGGACCTATAAATTATGAATTATTATGGACTAATAATGGATGGACTACTAATGGTGCACAACCTAACTATTTTTGGATTTGGCGTCCAATAGCCCCAGTAAATTATATAGCATTAGGTGATGTTATTACAACTACAGCAGACCCACCTCTAACTGGTGATAATGCGCCTATTCGGTGTGTCCCCTTTGATATTGTGGCAAAATTACCTTCAAATGGTAATGTGTTGTGGTCAAGTAATGGTTCGCCAGTGGATATAAATTTAAATATGTTGGGATTTATTCCAAATACAGGGGGATATCAAGTTGCAGAACCAAATAATGCTTATAATTTATTTCGTGGTGTGGTTGGATGGTCAACTAGTATTCCGGCATCAGATATTAATGGTAATTTTTATTATCTAGATACAAATAAATATGATACTTCATTTGAACTAGGTGTAGATAATGGTCGTCCAGATACAAGTAATAATTCTAATCGTGTTGGCAAAGGTATATTACCTTCTCAGCAACGGGATAGTAAATATTCTGTTATTGCCTATATGAATTTAAAAAATAATCCAGTTTTAAAACATCAACAATCTACTTTTCAAATAAATGGACAATTAATACCTAATGCTATTAGTAATTCTTATATATTAAAAAATGGTAATTTCTGTTTAGATTATATTGATAATGTACTGACATTAAAACCTTGTGATGAATTAGTAGATACTCAATATTTCAGTATTTTATTTACAGGTAATATGAAAAACCAATGCACACTAAAACATCAAAAAACAGGCAAAATATTGAAATATAAAGATGGATTATTTACAGTAGTTGATACAAATAGTATTGATGATGCTCAATATACATTATTCATAATGTCATAGAATTAATTATTTTTATTGGTTGATTGTTTGTTATTGTTTGTTATTGTTTGTTATTGTTTGTTATTGTTTGTTATATCTTATTGTTAAAATTCATTATATTTTTCTTCTTTTATATTAGATTAGATTATCTAGCTTATACTATCTAGAATACATTGATAATATTTTACTATCTAGAATACATTTATAATTATTTTATAATTATTTTACTAGATAAAAAATGAGTATATTTTGGATATTCTTTTTCATACTTGCATTTTGTCTATATATATTGCTAGGATTATATATAACAGAGGGTATTATTGATTTGAAAACATTAATATTTACTTGGGTAATTTATACTTGTTTATGGTTAACTATGTTAAATGTATTTATATTAGGTTATTTCTGGTCTACTATTAGAAAAAAAACGGGACCAACTGGTATCCGTGGGCTAGAAGGTGAAAATGGTCAGCAAGGTATAGATGGCAGTTGTAGTATTACTTCATCCCAAGCTATAGTGATGCAACAATTAAATAGTTATATTGATGAATTATATAAAAATAAAACCGGTCAAAGTATTTTAAATCAAGAATCTCAAAAATTCCCCTGCACCTATCTAAATAATAAGATATCAACACAAGCCGGCAGCCGGCAATTTAATGTAATTATTGCAACATTAAGTAATCAAAATAAACCGGTTTCTGATATAATAAACTATATGAAAAGTATTTGGAAAATATGGTTTGATTTAATATATAATGCAAATTCAGACTGGTTTACAGATGAATATGCAGATGAAGATTATTCTTGGACAGGTGGTAATCCCTTTGATGAAATAAAAAAATACGACATTTATTATTGGGGTGTAACCCGTTCTTTTAGACCATTAAAAGCGGAAATATGTCGTTCTACTCCTAATTATGAAAGTGCTAAATTACCAATTAAACCTCAAGCTCGCCTGAAAATTATGCAAACAAATGATTATTCAGGTGGTGGTAATGATATTAAAACGGGTGGATATCCTGATGCAGCTTGGTATCGGGCAAATTCAACCTCAGTTGGCACGGATACTTATTATCCTGTGGGTGATATTATTATTCCGGGTGATCGTGATTATGTTTATTGGGGTTTTGCTAAAAGTGGTAATACTATGGTGGGTAATATGCAATATAGTTTGCCTCCGGGTAATGGTCCTGATATGCGTACATTATTGGTTAGTGGTGATGTTAAAGACCCAATTGGATATAATACTAATATTTGGCAGGGTGGTAATTTTAATATATCATCTGGAACTCCAATATGTCCAGACGGTTATGTAGCTTTAGGTGATGTTATTAGTAGTAATATATTAAGTAAATATGCTGGTAATAATCCAGTTAAATGTGTTCCTGCAGATTGTGTGGAGGATAATAATCGTAGGAATAGTGCTTTACCAGCATATTATAGTAAAAATTGGCAACCATATAAGATATTAAATTCATATGATTGGAAACAACCTGATGCAAATGGTGATAATGGGTATAATTTATTTCGTACAAGTGGAAATCCTTTTTATCGTATTAAGGAACAATGTTTAGCACCGCCAAGTGCACCATCTACTAAAGAACCAGAACCAGAATTTTCAGATTTAGGTATTGGTTGGATAGGACATCCCTATAAATTGGATCCTAGATATAGTATATTTACCTTTTTAAATTTAGTGCCGGAAGGTATGATAGTTCATAAATCAACTGGTCGGCGATTCTATATAATTCATTATGGGGGTGAAGAGGTTAATATTTATAATGTTCTAGAATATAGTGCAACGACAGATAAGTTTGATAATGGTTTGCAAGTAGATAGTAATGCTAATGGTGCAAAAGTAGTATCACGACCACTTTCCAGAAAGGATGAAAGACAACAATGGAATATTGTTTTGCAGGAAGATAAGAGATTTATGAAGTTGAAAAATGTTATGAATAATAAGTATTTATTTATGGGATTAGAACCAATACAGGGGGATGCACAATTTAGCACTATTGATTTTGATTTTGATAATTATAAGTCTAATCCTATTTATTCTATATTGTCATATAATCAACTTCAAGATAATACGATGTTTTCATTTATATCTACATTTGGAACGCAAATGGATATTATTGATAATGCTAAGAAAAAACCTATGATAGTATCTGGAAATCGTATTCGTATTTCATCTCAAGCCAAACAACCATTAAATTTATTTGGTGTATTTATATATGATGATGTAGGTAACTTGATTTCTATGTCTGCAAATAATGCAAGTTCTAGTAGTGTATATCAAGGACACACCGCAGAAAAAGCAATAAAAATTGTTAGTGAAAATTCATCTAGAAATATTAATCAAGCTATAGAAGGTGCAAATCTATTATCTAAAAATCCAGGATGGAATAATTGGAATACTAACGGTTCATATTGTAGTTCTACTAATAGTGATAAAAAAGCTACTACTGGCGGGGATTGGTGGGAATATAAGTTTCCAAATGTTGTTAATATTGCAGCTATTGAAATTTATGGACGTAGTGATTGTTGCCCTGAACGATTTCAAAATATGTTAATACAAATATTTAATGATGTCCCATCTGCAAATAATGTTGTAGTATGGGATGGAAATACAGGTACTGACCCTAATACTAGTGCAACTCAGCTATTTATTATAGAAAAGAATGGTGTAATTCATCATTCGTAAAGATAACATCCATAAAGATAACAACAATGTAAAATTTAAATCTTATAAAACAATAGAAAAAATAACAAAAAAATAGACAAATATATTTTAAAAATGAATAAAATATTTATTTATGGATTAGTAATATTGATATTGATGGTAACAATATTGTTTATAGATATAAATTTATATACAAAAAACAATAATAAAATAAATAATGAAATAAATAATGAAATAAATAATGAAATAAATAATGAAATAAATAATGAAATAAATAATAAAGAAAAATTTCTAACAATAAATAATGACCCAGATAATGATGGTAAAATGCGGTTTGATTATTTAAATAATCCTAATTATAAAAATAATATATTATCTAGATATTATGTTGATGATGATAAAAAAATAAATGGTTCTAGGATAGTTCAACATCCATATCAAAATAGTTATTTAAGTTATTCACAAGGTGCATTAAGAAAACATTATGGTAATTTATATTGGAATCCATCATATTCAGATTATATTTATAAATCTTCTGGTATAAGACTTTGAATAAGTATAATATATTTTTATTGTTATATTGTTATATTGTTATATTGTTATATTGTTATATTGTTATATTGTTATATTGTTATATTGTTATATTGTTATATTGTTATATTGTTTTCATTTTTTCTTCTAGCAATTCAATTTGTAATTTATTAAATGGTTCATTATTAACAAACCGTATAGGAGTCCATTTTTCAAATACTTTTGAAAATTTACATTCAACTTTCATTCCTAGATTATTAGGATTACTTTTAAAAGTATTATATAAGTAATGACTTACTTTAATATTAGGTACCAATGCTGTAGAATATTTATAAAGATTGTGATTATTTTGTTCATCAATACAATATAAATTATATATATCTGGTATATCTGTTTTTAATATTTTAAATACAACATTGCTAGAATCTATATCTGTTTTTTCTAAATTACCCAAATTACTACGATTATCAAAATTACTATGATTATCTATAATATTTTTTACACTTCCACTTATACTTCCACTCACACTATTATTATGAATAGAATTATCAATAGAATTATCAATAGAATTATCACCAAAATTATTACTAGAAATAGCACAATTATACTTTGCTTCTGGGATATATTCTTTATTTATAGAATGTTTTTTTTCCCATAGTTTAGGATATTTTGCCTGAACGATATCATTTATTTCACTAGGCGATTTAATTTCAAATTGGGCATCTCGTGGCATTAAGAATGCAAAATTAGAGCATTTACTATTCAATGTATAGAAGACAATTCCTTTACACATATAGGATAAATTCGGTATAAATTCAGTAACCATTTTACGAACATCTTTATAAAGGAATAATTTCTTTATTTGTAATGGGCATATTTCTAAATATTTATCCAATTTATATTCATTATTCAAAATACTGTGAATTAATTCGAATTTAGAAATAATATTTTTTTCGCTAGTCTGCATTCCTTTATATAGTAAAATATTATCAATTAAGAAAATCCATCTGCGTTCATTATCTTTTACTAATTCACCACTAAATATTGTTTCATTTTCAAATAAATCATTATTGAAACGGTATTTAACACAATGCATTTTAGGAAAAGTATATCCATCTTTTAATTTTTTATCAATATAGAAACAACAATTAATTCCATCAATCTTAGTAAGATAAAGCAAATATGGATTACCATTACTATAAGGGGTTATTATGTGCTGGTGGAATGATACTATTCGTAATGTATTTGGATTAATAATATTGTAATCTCTAGAAACAGCTTGGATTCCATATTTAGATTCTAGAGATTGAATTATTTGTCCTTTTATCTTATTATCATTAACATTACTACATTGTTTATCACAAAAGGATATTTTAGATAAAATATTACCAGATATACTTACATTTTGCGATTGCTGTGGTTGGTGTGGTTGCCTATTATTTTGATTTTGTTTATGAGGATACATTTTTAGTTATAATAAAATATTATATGTGTTTTTAAATTATTTATTTGTTAATTGTTAATAGTTAATTGTTTATTGTTTATTGTTTATTGTTTATTGTTTATTGTTTATTGTTTATTGTTTATTATATGTCTTCTAGAATCAATTTTATAAAATATAATAAAAATATATAATAGATATATAATAGATATATAATAGATATATAATAGATATATAATAGATATATAATAGATATAATAGAAATAGATAATCGATATATAGATAGTTATCTAGTTATCTAGAATGACAAGAACAAATAAGATTAAAAAAAAAACTAGTATAACTAGTATAAATCCCAAAACCCAAATATCTATAAAGCCAATACATAATTCTGGGATAACTAAAAAAAAGAATGCAAAATATTATATTCAAAAGAATAAATTAAGGAATGGTAAAATAAGTAGTAAATTATTAGAACATATTAAGACAAAGAAAAATAAAAGTTTGGAAAAGGAATTGAACTATGAATTAAACCAGTATGGTGGTTTTTTAGGTTTAGATTATATTGCTTTACGATGGAAAATGAGTAAATTTTTAAATATAGTTAAAAAATTAAATGAATCAGATGTTAAATTTCAAAAAGATATTGAATCCTATAAATTACAAGCCAAATTATTTGAGGAACGTGCAAATTCAAAAGCAGAATATCAAACACAATTTATTGATGCTTTTAGACAAAAACAAATGTATAAATTTTATGAGCAAGATGAACAAGAAGCACCTAAAACTAAGGAAACTAAAGCAATTATAATACAAGACAGTTTTAAAATACTAGATAATAAGATGGTTGATTTAAGTGGTCGTATTTCGCAATTAGATAAGGAAATAGGTAAAGATATGAAAGAATACAATAAGTTAATGAAAGAATTTAAATCAAAAGTAGATAATTTTGAAAAGATTACTAATAAATATTCGAAAATAAGTAATTTTCAAGAGGAAATAGCAACTTTAAAAAAGGATTATGATTCTGCAATTCTTTTGAAGCAAGAAGGTCTTATTAAAGCAGATAAGAATAAAATAAAAAAGTTTGAAAAACATAAGGAAGAATATACTAAAATTCTTAGTCTGACTGCTCAAGAAATTCAAAACCGTATTAAAATAAAGCAGGAGATAGGTGATTTGCAAACAACATCCGAATATTATTTAGACCAATTTGGTACATATGAAGGCAAAAAAAAGAGAACAAAAGGTGTATTAGATATTGAATTTAAAAACATTAAATGCGAATTTGGAAGTGGAACTGAATTATTATGTAAATGGGTAAAACAATATACTGAGTTTTCAAATAACTTATTTACTATTGATAAAATATGCTGGAACATAATAAGTAATATGAAGAAAATACAAAAATCTGCTGAAATTTGTGTTAAAAATTTAGTAACTGTTTTTCAAAAATATGATAAAGACCCACAACCACAAGCAATGTTGCGATTTGAAGGTGATATTATCGAGTTAATAAAATTATTTACACTAGCATCAAAAGCCATTGGTAAATTAAAAGCTGAATTTTATAAACAAACGCCTGCATCGAGAATTAACATAGATTACAATGAATTAACAGTTGAATTTAATTATCTACGGGCAAAATTAAAAGTTTATGTAAATATGTTTAATCCTGATCAAACTGACCCAACCAAAGATATAAAGAAAACTGGTGGATATAGAATGATTGGTGGTTCTGGTGGTCGTGGTCGTGGTTCCCCTCGTCAACCGGTAGCACAAAAAAACATTTGTGGTAGTCCGTATTACAAAGATAAACTAGACAATAAAAGTTTTTTAAAAATTAAAATAGATTATTTTATAAATTATAAAAAATTATATGATGCAATAAAAGATAAAACAAAAATTAAAGATTGTTTTAATAATTTGGATAACTTTAAGATTATATTTAATAATTATTATCAGGTATGGTTATTTTGGTTAAATGTAAACCAAAATCTAAATAATGTAAATACTAATGATATTACAGCTGATAATAAAAAATCGCTTGAATATTTTCAAATAATTAAAAAAGTTTTAGAAGAAGCAGTAAAAACAAAGCCAACTGATAATGATAAATGGTTCTGGGATGATAATTTAAAAGATTCAATTAGACAAATATTTGCAAAAATAACACATTTTGAAATTCCAAATGATTTTACTATCAGAAATATTAAGCAATTAAATTTGAAAGAAATTTTTATTGATACTACACCACATCCTACTGCACAAGCAGAAATAGATACAATTCGTGCTAAAAATGATTATGATGCTACAAAACATTTAGTATGCAAAATGAATAATGATGGTAGTCCATCAACTCACCCAAAAGATTTTTATGGTGTAGAACAATGGGATAAAGAAGTGGAAACAATAGTTACTTATTGCAGTCAACTAAATGGTAGTAATAATGATGTATTTAATAAATACCTAAATGAACTTATACAAAATATACAAAAAAGCAAATATCCTGATTATTTTGACCCGAATACAGCAACTGCACCACCAGCCCCAACACAACCTGCACCAACAGCACAAGCCCAGAATGATGCAAAAACAAGAATTCAGGATTTAATAAAAAAAGCTCAGAAATTAAAAACAGATGTTGATAATAATTATTTATTTTATCAGGGTGAATATGTTGATTTCCTTGATTCTATATTAAGAGTATTAAAAAAACAAGAGGAAACTGTTATAATTGCGGCAAATCAAACAAAACTTGATGCTATATTAACAAGTTTACAAACACATATTGATACAAAAACTGTATTAAGCCCAGCAGAAATTGCAAATTATAAAGCAGAAATTGCTATTTATACTGGATGGTATTTTCAACCAATACTAAATGCTTATGAAGTTGTAAAAGCTCGTTATTATGGTAATACACAACAAGAAGCAAAAACAACAAAGGCTGTAGATGAAGTAAGGAAAAAAATCGAATCTGGCACACCGGGTGATATTGCTTTACAAGAGGTTATTAATATGGATGAATTTAAAGACCCTAAAAGTAATCCTTTACCTGTAGTACCAGGGGCAACTGTTGTTCTACCTCCTACTGGCACTGGAACAGCATTGGATACTACTATCACATCTACACCAATTACAAATAATCAAAAAGAACAAAATAATCAAGATAAAAAAGAACGAGATAAAAAAGAACAAGATAAAAAAAAGATTGAAGCTACTGATGCAAATTTAATTAGGGATGTTAGAAGAAGAATTTTTTTATTTGGTGATTATGATGTACAATTAAAAAATATTTCTACCGAATATGAAAATATATTTAAAACTTTAGGTAATTTACTAGAGGGTTCAAGCTCAATTAAGAAAATGGCAGATACATTACAAGGTTTAACGCAAAATTTAATAGAGTTAAAATATATTGAACCAAAGATAACTGGTGTGTCTGCATGGAAAGATACATCAATAAGATTACCTGGTGCCGATTGGATTGTTCCACCTGCTGTAAAAGAATTTGATAAATTACAAGCATTATCAATAACTAAGGAATTACAAGAAGCTAGAAAGAAAAATCGTGATATGTATAAGATTTATGAAGAAACTACCTCTGCGACTAGTGAAGAACTTAGAAAATTATTTGAACAAATTCTTATTAATGCGGGTGATAAAAGTAAAGTGTCAAATTTCTTTCGGGTTGCAACAAATCTTGATTATCTCAATAAAATGAGTAATCCTGCTAACTTTAATAAAATTATAGAAATGTTAAAAGCAACTGTAAAAGTAGATGGTAGTGAGGATACAAAACATAAAGTTTGTAATATTTTAAATGGTATTAGAGACAATATTGGATTTGCAGATGACAAAATAAGAGCAACTATGCTAGAAACAATGAATTTATATGATCCAAATGCAAAAGATAAAAATAATCCATGTTATAGCGAAAAGAAAGATAAAAAACCTAGGGATGGAAGCCATAGTAGACCTACAAAACCTAACAAACCTTACAAACCTTACACGCCACCTTAAACTAATTAAAATTAGTAATTATTTCTTTATTTCTTTATTTCATTTTTTTTTTCTTTTCTCTTTTTATCATTATCTTTTTTTAATCCTAGCGATATAAACTTGCTCACAAATAAATAATAATATCTCTATAAAATAATATAATAATAGAATAATAGTAATAAAATATGTTAGAAATTAAATATTTAATATTGATTTGGATAATAGTATTAGTAATATTTACATTTTATTGTATATATAGATTATCTGGCTTTACTTATCCAATTTACAGCCAAACAACAAAATCATCTTTGCCAATAAATAAATTTGAAAATATAAATCAACCAATATTACGTGATTCCGTTAGCAATACCCTAACCAAACCAACTAGTCAGAATTTTATAGAATATGTTAATAATATTAAAAAACAAGATAAAATTACAGATATACCAGAGTGTGTGAATGTATATGATGATAATATTGCAGTCCGTTCATTGGGTTATAATAATTGTTCTTCTGCCAATGCAGATTATTTTGCACGTAATCTAGATATTAATCAAAAGTATGGTAATGCAAATTCCTTGGCACAATTATGTCCAATTACTACAAAAAGTGATACATATATGTATTGTATGAAACAATTATTGAATAAATTTAATACAAATGCGAATATTGTGGAGTCAATAAATACAGATATGACAAATTTATTGAATAAAAGATTAAATGATAGAACGGAGGTTTTGAATAATGTGGAAATTTCATTAAATCCTTATTTATTTAGTCAGAATCAGGTGGATTTTAATAATAATATGACTCTAGGAGAACCAATTAATCCTACACCAGACCAGGTTTTAGAAAATGTTAATAATTATTATCAAACAAAATATGGTGGTAGTAAAAGTGTTTTTAATAATATACCCCAAACATTGCAAACACCCCAAACAATTAAAATAAAATCACCAGAACATTTTGCATCTAATTTAGAAATATATAATATTGACCCCTATATTGAAACTTATTTCTTTGGTTCATATACCCCACTTAAAGGACAATATTTAGCTTTTAATAATTTAACTATAACTTTAAATTATGTTCTAGATACACAAGCATCAAATCAAGCATCCAATCAATTACAAAATCAATCAGTTAAAAAAGTTTTTCTAACAATCATTGATAATAATACTAACGCCCAGATAGTTTATAGAGTTAACAATATTGATTTTTATTTGCAATATAAAAATGTTATAAAAATAGATTTATTTGACCAAACAATTAATTCAACACAACCTACAGACACACAAACATTACAACAATTATTAAACATATTGGGAATTACTGTTCCTAATCGATTGATTATGACCATTGATGAATTTACTAGTTCTGAAAAAATTACTCGAAAGACTTATAAATTATTAAATGTAGATATGAATACAATTATGGTTTTAGAAAAAAACTAAACTACTAAATCATTTGCCACACCATCTACCTCTAGAATCTACCTCTAGAATCTACCTCTAGAATCATTCTACACAAGTCATTCGCAATGTTTTCTGGATTTTGGTATGTATTTTATTTGTTTTATGCCCTTCTAATAAGGAATTAATCATTTTGGCAAGATGTATATCTTTTCTACCTTTTTCAAATATTCCAATTAATTTATTAAAATTATTTTCATTAGGTATAAATTTTAAATGGTTATCTAGAATAGTGCTCCAATATTCATCAATATTTAATAATATATATAATTTGAGAATATAATAGGAAAATACGCAACTATCTTGTTTAAATTGCTTTGCAGTATTATGTTTTGCGAATGAATTTGAATCAAGGAGCGCAAATTCTGCCCAAGAGTTATAATTACATATCCGGAGTATTTTTGCAACTTGAAATGTACTAAATAATAATTCGTCTATAAAATTTGCCTTGAAATGTTTTAAATTCAAATTAGAATTAAAATTTCGCGTGTCTCTAGAATAGATATTATTCAATATATTTGCTAATGATTCAGTAATACATTCATATAAAAGATATTCATTATTTGGTGCAATGTTATGAGTTTTTTTAAGATAGTCCAGTATAACTTTTTCACTATTAGGTGGAATTGTTCGAAAATCTAGTTGATGGAAATGAATTAGTTCGTGAAATACACTTTTCAATAATTCTTGTTCCCTATAGATAATTATATCTTGACCGTTGGTAACTGCGGTATTGACGTTTAAACTTCTAAAATGGGCTTTATGTTCTAGGGCATCATCAATTTCTTTTTCTTGATTAGTTAGAAATATTATTAATTTATGGGGTAATTTATCTGTTCCTAGAAATTCATTAAAGAATAATAAACGTTGTATTATTTTATCCCCAATTTTATCTATTTCTTCTATTTTTTGTATTTCTTCTGTTTTTCCATTTGCATTACTGAAAATATAAAGTAGATTATCATATTTATTTTTATGATTATTTTTATTGTATTCTAGGGAACCAATTGATAAAGAAGTCATATTTTTTTCAATATCTTCAAGAATTTTATAACTGGTAAAACTATTTATTAATAACTGATGGAATTTAATAGAAGGAAATTTAGATTCTAGAGTACCACCCATATTACCACCCATATTACCACCCATATTACCACCCATATTACCACCCATATTACCACCCATATTACCACCCATATTACCACCCATATTACCACCCATATTACCACCCCTATTACTATTTAAATTACTACTCAAATTAAGATTATAATATTCTTTATAATAGGTATCTGCAATTTTTGCACCTATAGGATTATGGTGTAGATAATCATATATTTGTTGTTTATTTTGATGTCCAATATGAATAGGGCTAGAAACAACTGACTGAAAACTATTGATTTCTTCTTTAGTAAAATGTTTATTAAAGGTTGGTATTGACATTAAGTATTGAAATAATTCAATAAAGTTTGGTATTTTAAGAGTCTCATCTAATTCAAAATCATTAGGTGATTGTTTCATACCAAATTTATATTTTCCATTTTTCTGTCCTGCTAATTTATCTTTGATTGTAAATATTGTTTCTAAAATATGTTTATGATTAGCATTATTTATAAATTTATTAACGACGAGTGATAAATATTTTGTATAGCTAGAAAGTATTTTGTCAGAGGTGATAGATTTAATTGATTGTTTAGATTGTTGGCATATTTTGGAATTTGGATTATTAATGGTATGTTTTTTCTTATGTTTTCTATGTTTTCTAGATATCATTTTGAGTAGGATTGTATTGTTTTATCTTCTTCTTTATGTATAGGTAGAATTTATTCGTCATCAAGTAATTTATTTAATTCCACTATTTCTTCCACTCGATGTTTAATATATTTTTTCAGATATTTATTATTTTCATAATTAAATTCGATACGATTATGCATATCCTGTAATATTTCTTTGGTAATTAGTAAATTTGTATCTTCTTCATTAGAAGGGTCAAATACTCTATGTTTTATTGTTTGAAAATCTTCTTTACTACCATTACTACCATTAGATTTGCTACCATTAGATTTACTACCATCTGCTTTGTTGTCACCTGATTTGCCATTTGCTTTGCCATTTGCTTTACCACTGTTATTTTTTTTATTTGAGGATATATCTTTAAAATTGTCTTTGCTAGAATTATTAGCATCCATTGATTTGATTTTATTTATTTTATTATTATTTTGTTTTTCTTCTTGAAACATCATTTTTTTGTTCTCTAGAATAGCACGTTTATAATCATTATCATTTTGATTTCTAAATTTATTAATAGTGCTTAATACTACGTTTTTTATATTATTTACTCGTTCATCTGTTTTTTTATCATTTTCAGCTTTAATCCTTAAATTGTTATCTATTCTAGAGATATGTTTGACTTCTTCTTCTTCCAAATCTGAATCTGCATTATCAAAGTTTTCTACTGTATTCAAAGTATTATTCAAAGTATTATTTAAAGTATTATTCGAAGTAGTATATTGCATACCAAATAATGCAACAAAGAATAATATTAATAGTAATACAGCTATATTAATATCAAAATAGCCAATAATTACTATTGCTATAATGGCAAATAATATTATTATGGGGTTTGATATTATAATGCTAATAGTATTTTTAATTGGTGTAGAAATTAAAGTATAACAAGTAATAATTAGAATAAGCAACATTATAATAAAGAAATTAATATTTGGATTGCGAAATAATTTATTAATTCGGGTGTTTAAATCACTTATTGCCGACATTTTACTATAAAAAATATTAATTAATTGGTATTTAAGTTATTGGTTATTTATTATTATTTGATATTTGTTATTATTATTTATTATTATTATTTATTATTAGTTAATATGAAGACATAAAAATAATGATTGCTAGAAAACAATATACAACAATAATACAACAATAATAAAATAATTATCTGGAAGACATAAAAAACAATTAAATAATACTCACGCTTGCGTGAGTTAAGCGGTTTGGCTGCAAGCCAATAAGGGGGTATTGGGGGCTTAGACCCCCTAAAAATAATGATTGCTAGAAAACAATATACAACAATTATACAACAATAATAAAATAATTATCTGGAAGACATAAAAAACAATTAAATAATACTCACGCTTGCGTGAGTTAAGCGGTTTGGCTGCAAGACTATATTTATTTTATAATTAAAGGGAAGGGTCGTAGGGGAACCGCTAGGTTCCCTACCCAATAAGGGGGTATTGGGGGCTTAGACCCCCTGTATTGGGGGCTTAGAAAAGGGATGCATTCGCATCCCGCCGGAACACCATAGGTGTTCCTACACCCCCTAAAAAGTGGGCACGCCAGTTTTAAATTGTTCGAAATGTGTTTTAATCTCATTAGGTTGTGGCATGCTTGATTGTGGATTTACCTCTCTAGTGATATCACTATTACCACCGCTTTGTAAAAAATTCATTTTGGATATATAAATAGTTGCTAGACAAGAAATATAGATAAGAATACCTACACGTAAATATACACTATTAGTATATTGTTTCTTTTCAAATTTATCATATATAAATACAATTGCCAAACCAATAATAGTTGCAATAAGTGGTAATACATACATATTTGTAAGGTATTCTAGAAACATTTTTGAAAAAAAGATTTATATAACCAGTTGGAATATAATTGGGATATATAATTGGATATTATTATATACTAATTGAAAAATATATTTAAAAAAACGAAATTGTAACGTTATACTTTGCTCTTACTTTTCTCTTACTTTGTTATTAGAATGTATGTTAGACTAAAAATATGTTTCATGCTTACATAATAAAATTACTTTCATTACGTCCTCGAACACCACCCCAAGCATTAAAATCACTATTTAAATCAGAAGAAGGACAGAAAGCAGTGGCATTACCCCCATCTAGGGTTTGAGCAAGAGTAGTATTATGAGTAGATGACATTGCAGGGAAAGTAGTAGTTGGCATCTGTTGCATAGATTGTGGCATAGTTGTCTGTGGTATAGTTGTCTGTGGCATAGTGGTTTGTGGCATAGTTGATACAGTATTTAAAGCAGTATTCATAACTGCTGTTGAACCAAATATACCGTTAAATAAACTTGATGACGTAATATTATTTGCGTTTGTGGTAGAAGGTGTTAGGGCTTGGGTAGTAGTAGTTATAGGAGACGTAGTTGAAGATATAGTAGGATTAGTACTGCCAGAATCTATTTTCTGAGATAAAACATTTCCATTTTGGTCAACAGTTACGGTCTTTGTAATAATTGCAGGCACTTTAATATATCTTACTTCATCGCATTTAGTACATTCCTTCTGGGGTGGACAAGGTGCGGGAGGCGGGCAGTTGCAAGCCGGGCAAGGTTCGGGTGCAGGACATGGTGGTGCCGGTGGACATTCTCTGCAAAGACCTGCACTGACTTTTACTTTAGGTGCAATACAAGGCGGGCATTTTTCATTAGGAGGTAATGTTGATTTTTTAACATAAGCAGTTAAATCTACAGTTGGTGTTGGCGGGCAAACTGGTGCAGGTGGAATACTAGATTTCTTAACATATTGGGATAAATCAATACGTGGTCCAGGTGAGGGTATATCTGTTTTAGAAATATATTTATCGCGGTCAACTGCATTAGAAACATTACATTGCCCGCCATTTGCACCAAGGTCAGTTTTTTTAACATAATTCTTAAGGTCAGGTGCATATCCGTAATCAATTAGACGTTGTTGTAAAGTTTGAATTGTGCTTTTAAGCTGTTCTGGTGTTTCAGATTGTAACTGTGATTGAATTGCATCTATAACTGGGTCAAAATTTTCATATTTTTTATCCATTAACATTAGAATAAAACATAATATGAGAGTAATACCAAGTAAAACTAGAAGAACATTAGTAGTGTTAAGTTGCATTGTGTCTGTTAATTCTTTTAATTCTTTTTAATACCTTTAGTTGAAAACTTTATTGCTTACTATTTATTACTTACTATTTATTACTTACTATTTATTATTATAATATAATATAATATTATGCATATATTTTTATGTATATATTTAAAAATTGGAAAATAGAAATAAAAATAGAAATGGAAATAGAAATAGAAATAAATAACAACTATCATCTAGATAGGATTAGTATTTGGGATTAGTATTTGGAATTACAGTTTGCAATTACAGCTAGAAACGCGATTGCTAGTATAATCTCCAATATTGAGGGTAGAGCATCCATTATTTGCATTTAATGTAGTTTGTAAATCGGATGTGTTATAAAGTGATGGAATAAGGGATCCTGATGTGTTTTCATATTTATTTAGTAGACTTAGAACATCACTGGATGTTGTGTTGCCATCTATATTAGCAAATGCAGATAATGTAGAACCGCCCGGGATATTAGAACTTGAACCACTAGAGTTACCTAAGTTCAGATTTATATTTAATGGTTTTTCTTTATTGCCTAATGATGATGCAGTAACTTGAGGAATATTTTGTGCAGCACCAATTTGAGCAAGATATTGTTGAATATTAGCTTTTACTGCACTTAGAACATCTGAAACTTGTTGATTATTTTGTTGGTTTAGGGTTGATGGTGTAACAGTGTTAGTAGATGTATATGGGTCAAATTCAGGTGTAAACATACTAGCCGGGCTATAATTGAGAACTGGAATGCCTCTAGTTATTTTAGTAGATGATGTAATCCATTTTTGGCTTTCAAAACCAGGTGAATTATAGGGTCTTATAGCAAGATTACCATTTTCATATTGCAATGCATATTTATTTGGTGTATTTGTTAATGTATATGGCATTATTGTATAATATTTTGATGTAGAATCTTCACTTGATGTGAAAACCCACCATTGAGTTGGGTCTTGGTCATTACGTAATTTAATAGTTAATTGTCCATCTGTTGAAATAGAATACATCGAGCCTAAAGTATTATTATGAACAACTGGAATATGTTCTATTAAAAATAAAGTAGTATTAGTAATATTAGCAGGTAATGAGACTTGATTAGTATTATTTGCAGGATAAATATTAAAACCAATACCAAAATATCTAGAAACTACAGATACTGGAAGTGATGCTAAAGTTGCTTGAGGGCAAGTAATTTGTGGTGCTGTGGTAATAGAAATAGTGTTATCATCATCACCATCACCAAAATTTTCTGGTTTCATATATAGATAATAAATTAGTAATCCAGATACTAACATCAGTAAAAAAATAATAATTAAATTTTTCTTATTCATTTTAATATTTACTTATTACTTATTACTATTAATTTTATCTTATTCTATTATATATTTTAGATATAAAAAATATATAAAAATTCCAAAAAGGATAGGAAAATAATGTTTGTTATTTAATGATGTATTTATAATGTATTTATAATGTATTTATAATGTATTTATAATGTATTTTTTGTCTCTCTAAATGGATACATTTACATTACCATTAGCTAATCCACTAATTAAATTACTAAACAAACCAGTTGATGATGATAAATTTAATAAAGAGTTAGAACCTGTATTTCCAGATTGTTGCAAAAAAGAAGATTGCATTGAACCTTGAGATTGAGGATTACCTTGGCTAATGGTTTGTAGCATTTGCTGAGTTGCAGGATTATTTTGGGCGGCGGAAGATGTAGAGTGTTGCAACTGTGCTAATGGTGTTTGTGAAGAATTAACAGGAACATCGACTGATGTGGTGCCATTTGCATTAGAAATTACACAACTACTATAAACTTTAATAGGTTTATAATTTGCAGATGCGTTATTGACAGTTTGGGAATTAATAATATCTTTTGCATTTTGTATTTGTTTATTAAGGTAATCAATTTGGAACATTTGATATTGTTGTTGTGATTCCAGGTCTAACTTTTGAACTGTATCTGGAGATACAGCAACATTTGGTGGTGGTGCATTTTGTTGATTTTTAAGGTCGTTAATAGAATTTATAAGTTCTGTAAGCTTTTGATTATATGAAGCTAAATTTGCAGGCGAAAGGCTTTGTGCTTGATTAGGTGTAAGAACACTATTGCCAACAGAATTACCTGAAAGAAAATCATTTATAGAAGCTGTAACAGAATCATTAAAATTTTCTTTAACTGTGTTTGCAGATAATGATTTAACTGCTTGATTAAGTTTAAAATATTTGGCTAATTTATAAAATACAATTACAGAAAGTCCAAGAATTATATGAGATAGTTGACATTTATAATTGTTGTTATCATTCATACATAAAATAAATGATAATACCACAATAAATATACAGGCTATTAAATCTAAAATCATCTTTATTATTTTACCTTATATTATATTTAACTTATATTTATATCAATATTTATATCAATATTTTATTATAACTTTATCTATATGTTAGATATTTTACTAGATATTTTTGCAGATATTTTTGCAGATATTTTTTTGCATTGATAATAATTAATTATCGTCTTGCTAAATATATTTTTTCAAGCAGATGAATTAATTATGTCTGATACTCGTTGTGATAAGTTTTGAATTGTTTGCCCTTGTGTTGCTAGAACCTTCTTATAATAATTTTGTTGTTGCATTTTACTTATATAATTATTTATAAATGAAGTTAAATAGTTGTTGCCTGTAAGTATTGTTGATATTAAAGGTTTAGTAGTTGCTGTGTTTGTAGTAGTTGCAGTGTTTGTAGTAGTTGCAGTGTTTGTAGTAGTTGCAGTGTTTGTAGTAGTTGCAGTGTTTGTAGTAGTTGCAGTGTTTGTAGAATTTGTATCATTTTCATCAAATAACTCCAATTTATTTGTTTTTAGATATATTAAAATTAATATGAGTATCAAGCATAATGCAAGAATAAAATTTATATAGGTTGGGTTAAATAAATTACTCAAGCCTTTTGCAAAATTCATTCTAGGTAATAGTATTTATTTGTACTTTATTAATACTTTATTAATACTTTATTAAATTAGACATAGAAAAAATAATTAAACATAGAAAAAAATAATTTCTATTTTGAACGAAGTATTTAAAAATTTAGATACCTAAAAAACATTATAAATTCCAAGTAAATATTAGTAATTATTTTCAGTGTAAAAATCGGCGTCTTTAAATGAAAAAAATACTTTACATTTAAAAACAATTATTTTATCGCGTAAAAAAAACAATTTAAAGATATCATATTATTTCAAATCATAATCGTATATACAAATCTACTACTTGCAAATTTATTTCAAAATGTCTCTTACTTCCCAAATTGGTTCTTCTGATTCTGCTTTTAAGCTATCCCAAAAGCTTGTTTCTTCCCTAGCTGAGAAGTTCGGCTTTAAGTTTGAAGATGGGTGGGCTGTTGTCAGTTCCCGTTCGGTTGAGAATGTTCAAAAGCGTCTTAAGCGTGAGAAGAAGCGTAGCAACCCTGCAGCTCTAGTAAAGCACCCTCGCACTGCTTTTAGCTTCTTCACTCAAAAGCAACGCCCTGTTGAGTCTGCAGCTCATCCTGATGCCTCTTTTGGACAACTTTCTGGATTTGTTGCAGCTGCATGGAAGAGTCTTACTGCTTCTGACCTTCAGAAGTATAAGGATATGGAAACCGCAGATAAATCACGCTACCAAACCGAGCGCACTGCTGCATTAGCAGTTGCTCCTGCTGAAGTTGCTGCCCCTGTTGCCGATGGTGCTGCACCTGCTGCTGCTGCCCCCTCCGAGGCTAAGCCCAAGAAGGAACGTAAGGCAAAGGCTACAGCTGAAGTTGCAGCTGCAACCCCTAGTGCCACTGCCCCAGTTGTTGCCCCTGCTACTGAGGCTACTCCTGCTAAGGCTGCTAAGACCCCTAAGGCTAAGGCTGCTGCCCCTGCAGCTACTCCAGTAGCCGCAGTTGCTGTTGCCCCCGCTGCAGCCTCCACCCCTGCAAAGCCTGCAAAGGGAAAGAAGGCTGAAACTGCTGCTGCCCCCACCCCAGTTGCTGCCCCCGCTCCAGTTGCTGCCCCCGCTAAGGCTGCAGCTACCCCTGCCCCTAAGTCTGCCGGCAAGAAGGCTGGAAAGCAGTGAGTAATTTTGGCTATCATAATAAGATAAGATAAGATAAGATAATCTAACAAACACAAAAAAAACAAACAAAAACAAACAAAACAAACAAAACAAACAAAACAAACAAAACAAACAAAACAAAAAAAACAAACATAAAAATAATTCACTATATTTTTTATTCTTTTTTGAATTTAATAAAATTCATCTTTTCATCTAAAGTTTTTTCACTATACTAGTTTTCATTTTACCAGGTAGTTTAGTTTTTTTTATTTTTTTATTTGTTTTTGTTTTATATTTGCCTCCATTTTGCCCAGGTTTTTGCCCAAGTCGTAATTGGTCTAATAAATCTAATACATATGTTATTAAATATTTAGCTACATCGTCTGTTAAATTTGGAACAATAGGCTTTGGTGGTAAACTTGTTGCTCGTTTATTATATTTTTTATATACATAAGTTGCGACTGGCAGTATATCTTCTTCATACACAATCGCGTCGCTAACGTTATGTTTTAATTTGAAAATACCTGTGTATAAAGATTGTATAGACTCTAAATTTTTTAAATTACCAATTTCATGAGTAGCATAAAATATCATATATGCAAGTATTTTTTTGTCATAATTTATATCACTTTGATCACGTTGAGTATTCTTATATATAATATGCGGTTTAATATATTGTATTGTTGCATTGGACTTATCAAATATTTGTTTCAAACTATCACCTAATTTGCTTTTTTTTATAATCTTGGTATAGTTGTTACTTATATGTGAGTTACTGCCAGATAAATGTGTTAGTTCGGAATGAAAATCTAAATCATGATATATTTCATATGAAGGTGGCTGAAATCTATGATGAATAAGTTTGCGAACATTTGCCAGTCTAAAATTAATTACCGGTGCCTGCATTGTATATATACTTTTATAATATGTTAATTGATATGTTGTTGGAAAAATAATATATGCCGTTTCTTTAAGGTTATTAAGTAATGTTATGTTATCACACAAATTATTACTTTCATCATATAATGACCCTATTGAAAATAATGAGATATGATGTTGTAAAATATCAAGAAAATTAATATATAAGTGTTTTACTAAAAAAACATCAATTAATAATAATATTGTGTTAATATAACCATCTACAAAATCATTATAATTTAAATGAAATAAAACACCATTGCCTGGATTTGTATTTTTTTCATTTTTACTGGGAAAACTCTTCGTTTTTTTTAATATTAATAAATCTTTAACAATCATTGCAGTAATATGCCTAAATTCTGGAACTTGTATTTCTAATGTGTTAACGGCTACAAAATTAGGATTTTTTGTAATATACCAAGCCATTAAATTATCTAAATTAAAAGTGCCCTCTATTGGTGTTATTTCAAAAAATGGATCTTTTAGCGGCATATTATAACTAAAATTAATAGTATTCCTGAAAACGTCATTAAATAATTTAGTAATATGCCGATATATACTAATAAGTTATCCTATTTCTTCTTTTTCTATAGATTTTTTGAATGCCATTAATAGTGTTGTTTTTTTATGTTATTATTTTATTATAATATTATAATATTAAATTGTAAATACTATAATGACACAATCATATAAAAGTATTTCTAAGAAAAGTATTTCTAAGAAAAGTATTTCTAGAAGAAGTGTATCCAGAAAAAGTGTATCTAGAAGAAGTGTATCCAGAAAAAGTGTATCCAGAAGAAGTATTTCCAATAAAAAGGAAAAAGCAAGAAAAATTATAAGTATGTTATCTAATCTAAAAAAATTTACATTATTCTATAAAAATCTTACTTCTAATGAAAAGGAAGCATTACAAAATTATAAGTATACTGGATATATTAAAATTAATAAATATTTATACGATGGTATTAAAATAAATGATTTATATATTAGTAATTTTAATTTTTTAGTGGAAATAAAAAAATATTTCTCCAAAGATACAGTAAATTTTATAGATATTAAATCAATAAATCCTGGAAATATAAAACCAATTGTTGAATTATACGTAAATAAAACCATTATAGAACAAATTAATACTATTGATAAAATATTTCAATCATCGAATATTCAAAAATTACAAGGGAATGAAATATTATATCGCGGAACAGGTGGGCACAGCATAACTACTAAAAATAGTCGAGTAGGTAATGAAGTTATTTTCAAAAATTATATATCAACTAGTCTGGAACAATCTATATCAGAAAATTTTTTATTTCAACGTAATTCTAAAAAGGAAAAAGTATGTTGTATGTATATATTTCACAATATGAAAGATGTGCCATTTATATATTTACCTTGGCAAATAAAAAATAGTGATAAACTAAGTAAGAAAACTATTAGTCAAACATTCAGTGATGAATTTGAATTCTTATTACCTAGAGGATTAAAATTTAAAATAATAAAAAAAGAATTAGTCGATTTTAAAACTACTTGGGAAATGGATCAATCTGTTAAAAAAATATCATTTGATAAGTTTGCTAAATTTATAACCAGTGCGGGTATTTCGATTGATAAGATGAATCTTTCTAAAATGAATGATGAAGATTTTAGAAAACTATATGATAAAATCAGCAATAAAATACTTACTTATCATCTGGAATACATTAGCCAAGAACCTGTTGAAGTTTTACCACCGTTTGTATATAATTCTAAAATTAATTTACATATAGATAATGCTTCTAGTGTTGATAAACCAAAAGGTAAATTAAATATGATGCTAGATTAAATTATTTTTTACAGTAATTTTTTATTTATTCAATATCAATATTGTTTTTCTATTATTCTATTATTTTCTAATCCAAATACAAGTATAAGTATAAATTTATTCAAAATTCAATTATCAAATAATAATAATGCCAGAATATGATTATCTAATTGCTGGTGCTGGTATTGCTGGATTATACACCGCTTATCACCTCAATAAACAATTTCCATCTACCAAGATATGTATTTTGGAATCTAGTGCATATATTGGTGGTCGCCTACACACAATTGCTTATGATGGTATAAAAGTTGATGGTGGTGGTGCAAGATTTAATACCGAGCAATATCGTATCCTGGCTTTAGTAAAAGAATTAGGTTTAGATAATAAAAAAATACCTCTTCCTAGTAGTGATGCAAAATATATGCCAGTATATATAAATTCACAAGGAAAATATGACCTATCTCTAGAACAAATATTTCCAACTATTGATGATTTTATTCTAGATATGCAAAATTATATACATCGAGAAAATATAACCAAACAAGAATTAATTGATACTAGTATCCTTGAATTTGCAAATAAATACTATTCTAAATCCCATCCTACTATAAAAGAATATTTAGTTGCAAGATATCCTTATTATTCGGAATTATCAACCTTAAATGCATTAGAAGGAATAAACTTATTTACTAATGAATTTTCTAAGAAAATGAAATATTTTATTCTAGATGGTGGATTAGAACAATTAGCCAGCACAATATTTACCCGATTAAAACAATTACCCAACAATATAACAATACATACTGAAACACCTTTAGAAAGTATCGTGAAAACCATTACCAAATCTGATACCAAATATACTATTACTGGAAATGGGAAAATATTTATAGCGAGCAAAATTATTCTAGCATTACCTAAACCGGCATTGTCCAAAATAAAGTACCTAACCCAGAATAAAGATGTTGCTAGAATGATAAATTCTATTCAGAATGAACCATTATATCGTATTTATGCAAGATATCCAATAGACAAAGAAACAGGGAAAGTATGGTTTGATGGTTTACCTAAGATAGTAACAAATTTACCAATCAAATATATAATTCCTAATAATTATAAAAAAGGGGTAATAATGATAAGTTATACTGATTCTAAATTTGCAAAATATTGGTTCAAACAAATTGCAAACGGTGTTTTTGAAACCACCCTCAACAAACAATTAAAATTATTGTTTCCAGATAAAAATATTCCCAAACCTAAATGGTATAAACATTGTCCGTGGATAATGGGTGCAGGATATTGGAAAAAAGGTTCTAATCGTGAAGAAATATTACCAAAGATGATACAACCATTAGCAGATGGGGAAGAACTATATATTTGCGGTGAAAATTATAGTAGTCATCAGGCTTGGGTAGAGGGTTCATTGGAAACTGCTGATATGGTGTTGGCTAAATTAGGGGTTGTAATGCAATATACAAAACAATCTAGAAAACAATCCACAAAACAATCTACTAAAAAACATAGTAAAAAACATACTAATATAAAAGTGCAAAAAGGTGGAAAAAAAGATAGTAAGAAGCAAAAAACATATACTCTAGAAGATGTTGCAAAACATAATAAAAAAACTGATGCGTGGATTGTAATTGATGGTAAAGTGGCAGACATTACCGAGTGGATACCAAAGCATCCTGGGGGTGAAATAATTATGAAAGGTGTAGGAAAAGATGCAACTAAATTATTTAATAGTATAGGTCATGATGAATATGCAAAGAAAATGTTTAAAAAATATCAAATTGGGGTCGTAGGAACACTTTAGGTGTTCCGGCGGGATGTTAAAGCATCCCTTTTCTAAGCCCCCCTACCCTATTTTCAGTATTTTTCGCATTGTTTATTCAAAAATTGAATATTTTTATGATAATGATTTAAATTATCTTTACCCAAACCAGTATTTTGGTACTGTTCTGTTTTTCAACACACAATATCTTTCGAAAATGGGTGTCAAAAATCTAAGCACTTTTTTAACAAAATCACAAAAAGAAAGTGTTAAAGTGGCACATCTTTCTAAATTTAAAGGAAAGACAATTGTAGTTGATTTCACAAATCAGCTATATCGTTTTCTATATCGTAGTAATAAAGAAAATTCGTATTTGCTCGAATTTATTAATTTAATTCACAAATTTCAAAAATATTATATAAATCTTATATTTGTGTTCGATGGAAAACCAGCAGACGAGAAGCAGTATGTTATTAACCATCGGAAAGAATATCGCGATAAACTAATTAAAAAAATTGAAGATATTACTGAAAATCTAACTGAAAATAGTGATAGTAGCGATGAATCACTAGAAACAATTACATATCTTACAAAGAAAACCAATACAGTAAAAAATACTTATATTGTTAAATGTAAAGATTTGTTTGATATTTTATGTATTCCCTATATTCACGTAGAAAATGTAGAAGCAGATACAATTTTTCGATATTTACTAGATAATAATTATGCTGATGCTTGTTTTTCAGGTGATATGGATTTATTGGCATATGGATGCCATACCATTTTGAAAGACCTGGATTATCGAAATGATACTGTACAGCATATCGACTACAATTCTCTACTAAATGAATTGGGAATATCACCAGACGAATTTATATTTACGTGTATTCTTTCTGGAACAGATTATAATAATAGTTTGAAACGGTCTAAATTTGAGATTAATTTAGAATTAATTAAAAAATACAAGACCATTAATGATGTTATAAATAATTTAGATGAAATTAATTATACACTACCAGAAGAATTTCATAAGAGTCTTCCAAAAAGATTTGATTGGGAAAAAACCTATAAATTCTTTACAGAAACACTGTCACTTAAAACACAAGAACAAATTATTAAAAGTATGGATAATTTCATTGGTAATGGCGATATTAAATGTAAAAATGCAAAATATACACAGCAATTAACAAAATATTTATCTACTGAAATCAAGCCTTTTGACGACAATTATAAATATATGAAAAAAGTAAAAGAGTTTATTAAATGGAAATATAATCTTACATTGTTGTGTTAAGGTAAAATTCAAAACGCAAAACATAAAAACATTAATAATTATTTTTTATTCTGTGTTATAAATAGTATTAAACACAAATAAACAAATAAAGACATAAAAAGTGAAAAACGAAAGATAGAAAAATGTCATCATCATCATTAATATTAATTATAGTAATATCATTACTTGTTTTTGGATTATTAATTTGGGCATTAACCAGCACTTGCCCTATTAATGAAAGTTGGGTTGATTATGAAGAAATACCATATGGAAATGTACGTTCTGGTGCAGGTAATGTTGGTGTCCGCCCGTTAGATTTTTACAATTATCCTATATATAGAAGACCTTTAAACTGGCCTGTATGTCATCTAGTGGATTATCCTGTACCGCATTGTAGAAGTGATAGCCTTTAGAAAACTAATTTTTAAGACATCACACAAATATTTTCATTAGGTGAAATAGACCATTGTTGATTAATACTATTTAAATTGCAATGTTCAACACTTAAGCCATCATTATTAATACTGAGGCATTTATCATTAACATTAGACCGAAATATATTAAATGGATATACATTTTTTGAATTAACTTTGTCTTTTGTAATTTTCATTATTCTAGAAACATCATCTGCTGAATAAACACGATTAGTATAAAATTTTTGACTATCTGTTGTATATAAACTATCTTGACAATTTTGTAAACAAAATTCATCCTTACATAAACCATTAACTGTCATACATTTATCATTTACTAAAATACCATATTTATTAATATCATTTGCAAATAAACTTAGATACTGCGAATTATAATTAGATTTAATAGTTTTAATTAATTTGTCTATTGGGAATGATTGAGGTATTGGTTGTAATCCATTTTTTTGTTTTAATAATGATGAACTATCATTTAAATTAGATGACATTTGATGAACCAGTTTTTGATAGCTAGAAGAATCATTGACTATTTGTCTATTATATGCATTTGACATTAACTGATTATAATTATCAAGAAATGAACCAATATTATTAGTTAATTTTTGATTTTGTTGTGGAAATTGATTTATCTGGGGGACTACAAATGATTCTATTGTTTGATTGCTACGATATTCATAACTCAAATAAATAAAGAACAAAATACCACCAATTAATACAAAAATTAATAATAAATATATATAATCGATTAACATTCTATGATTTATTTACTACTATTTAATATAATACTATATTTTTTCTATATTTTTTCTATATTTTTTCTATATAAATTACTGGTTGGTGATGAAACTGCAACATTAATGTTCAATAATCCCTGTGCCATCGATTTATCTACTAAATCACTTAAAAGAGCTTGCTTTGCAGATGTAGTATCCATTAGAAGATTACTGGGATAATTGCCAAGTTGGGATTTAATTAGTTCATATTGCCCGTCTGCAGTCGATATAGTATTCCCGTAAGAATTACCTATACCAGAACTAGTTTGTCCTGTGGTGGTTGTGTTTTGTTTTTGTTGTTGTTTGTATTGTAAAAATTCGTTATAAAGAGTATCTTGTTGGTCAATAGATGTATCTAGAGTAAATAATTTATTTGAACTATTAACATTATATGGAATGACAAAATTGCTATTACCCCAATCATAAACTGAAGCAATACCTATTTTATAATAATAAAGATTTCCATCAGTATCCATTATATCAAGATTGGAAAATGTATAACCACAAGAGGGTAAACCATTCACTAGAGAACATAAATTAGTTTGTAATGTAGATTGATTTGCATTTACTGATGTATTCAATTCATATTCATTACTTAAATAAAATTTATTATTTCCTGTTGTTTTTAATGTGCTATCATATTGGGCTAGAACAACAATAAATTTTTTAGGTAAAGGAAGATTTTCCGTTATATTAATAGTAAAATTTATGGTCACCGTACCACCATTTATATTAATTCGAACATTTTGAGGTTCTGGTGTAGGTTGTTCTGTTGATATAGTTGGGTTAGCAAATAATTCATATGAAGTCATACATTTATTATAACTAAGAATTAATAACACTATCAAAATTATTATAGAAATTATTAATCCAGTATTGTTAAATATAGATTTACCATCTTTAATAAACATTTTATTATACTATAATTCTATGTAATATACGATGTATTTTAATATATAATTATATATATATTTTAATATATATTTGCATATATATTTGCATATATATTTGCAGAAAATAATCACTTCAATCAAATGGTTGTTGATAGATATTTTTTAGTGTAAAATAGTCATTTGCCATATTAGTAATACGCATTTTATCTAAATTGTTATAGATTTTATCATTTTTTGCATTCACTCCTATATTAAGATTTGCAATTTCTTTTTCGATTTCTAGATTTAATTGTTTTATTGAATTATATTCATCTTGTTTTTTATTTATTGATTTAGATAATTGATTATTTAATACTATATCATTCATTTTTTTTGTAATAGTTTGATATTGACTAGAATTACTATCCCTATTACTATCCCTATTTATATTTTCACCATAATTATCATTAATATAATCTTTAATAATTATGTTGGTTGGTGTTGTAAAAATATTATTATAAAGAGGTAAATTATTAGTTGTATCTAGAGCAACACTATTTGACATAGAAGAACTATTTATAGCATTTCCAATTGCATCAGTTTGTTTAAATAATTCTTTGGTTTTGCTATTACTAGTAGGTAGTGTATTGCTAGCAGATTGTGTATTGCTATTATTTGTTGGCAAATTATTTTTACTACTAATTACATTACTTTTAACAATATTATCAACGATATTAAATACAAAGTTTTGTGTATCTAAACTAGAATTTATTTCCATACATGCTAGATAATTTTTATTATCAGGATTAATTACAATATATTTGTCAATAGTTTCGCCATCTAATTGTAAACATTTAAATTTCATTAAATTTTGCATTGCATCAAGAATATTAAAACTAGCCCTTTGCTTATCATTAGTTTTATTGGATGATATATCTTTCAATATTAAAGTATCTTTTGGATTATAAATTAATCCAGATGTAGGGATTGTAGTAATAGGAATTGTAGTATCAGATTGGGTTGGATTTACATTTTGAAAATTGTTTCCAGAAGCATTGCCAGAAGAATTTCCAGAGGAATTTCCAGAAGAATTTCTATATAGATATTTATTAGAATCAATATGTAGAAAAGAAACAGTGCCAATACCATCTTTTCCAATTTCAATTCTAAAATTACATTTTTTCTGGAAATCCGGTTCATTTATATCAACTAAAACAGTTAATCCATCACCTAATGTACCTATATATTTCTTAGGATATAGTTGTGATTTAATATAAACAGAACGATTTAGAGTTAATTCACTATCACCAATACATTTAGTTAGAACCTGATTTGCCAATTTTGATGAATTATTTGATGAATTATTTGATGAATTGTTAGTATTTGCCTTAACATAAGAATTATATTTAATTGCATTTTGCATTTGGATGGTATCGCCTTTACGATTGGAATGGCAATTTGCAATTTTAGTTCTGGGAAAACATTTTGCAGGGGCATCATCATTTACTAGCTCTCTGCTAAATCCAACACACTTATCTAATTGATTACATAGGTCAGTACATTGGTCTAATGTTTTATTTTCCCAAGAATCATTATTAACTTCTTCCCCTGAATAATTAGCATATAACAGGTCAAGTTTAGTTCCTTCTGACTCTAAATATGTTTCATTAAGTTTTAAATAATTTATACTTTCAAAACCTTCTCTATCTACTCTTTCTACCCGACTTTGTTTATAAAGTTTATAAAATACTAGTAATACTACTAATAACACTAATAGTTTTACAAATAAACAAATATTATCCATTCTATAAACAATTATCTATTTATCTATTTATAATATCTATTTATAATTTTTTATCTGATAATTACTATTATTTACTATTATTTACTAATATTTAATTAAGATTATAAAATTATTTATGGCAATGAATTATGATTACAAAAAATATAAAAAACAATAGGAACTTTCTAATAGGAAATATCGACTCTACTCAAATGTAATAATGTAATATGTAATAATGTGATGGATGCTGGCTAACTTTGAATGATTGGATATTTTTCTTGGATTCGTGCTTTATCTGGTTCATAAGAAATAAGATTATTAATAACACTTTTTAATTGGCTAATTTTATCGTCATTTTGTTCTACACTTGCTAATAAATCATAGTTATCGTAATTGGAACTAGTAGTTGAATTACGATTTGCACAGAATTGTAATAGATTTGCACGTGTTTGCATAATTTGTTTCTGGTGGGCAATATTAGGGTCTTCATCTGCAGCATCATTTGCGTTTATTGTTTGTAAATATAAATTTATATTTCCTGTTTTAGAAAGTATTATATCTTGGTCAGACATAACAAACTCACCAGAATTAGTTAAATTAATTTGCTGGTCTAATGGAATAAAATTACCAAGATAAAATGCCTGGTTTTGTTTCATAATTTGTACCATATAACTATTTGGATTAAATACTAATCCAAACAATCGTCCATCATTATCATACATTATATCTTGCAATTTACTACTATTTGCACCTCTTTCTAAATTTAATGTTGAATTTTTCCAATTAAGGTCTGCAAATTGATACATATCAAAATTATTATCAATTACTAACATATAACCGTTTAAATCATAATATAGCCGTAATATAGGTCGGTCTAATCGGTTTATTAATTCTGCATTATTACTAGTTAAATCACTTGAAACTTTTATAAATAATTTTCCAGTAATATCTATAGATATTAGGTATCCAGAATCATCATCAAATAAAACATAAATTATATCGGTATTGTTAGGAACTGGTCGCCAATATGCTGTTAAATTAATATATCCATTAGAATCTGGTTGTTTCATATATAATTTATTATCATAACCTACACCTAGCAATGTAACTAAATCTGTAGAAAGTGTAATCATTCTCAGAGGGATACTATCATTGGGTAAAGAATTATCTAGCGGACCACGCCACATTGTATTTGCCATATCATCTTTTTTATATAATCTACCATCATTAAATACTGCAAGAATACTAGCATCACTTAATTTTATCATATGGATTGGAAAATTATAAATGACATAAGGTTTGCCTTCTACAGTGCAAATATTATTGCCAGGATTAGGTAGCATACCACATATTAATCTAGGATTGTTTCCATATATGTTTTTCAGTGATGTTTCATAAATAGTATTATTATCACTATTACCACTATTACCAATCCCACTATTATTAATTCTACTAGAAATTGATAAGGGATTAGTAATTTGTGTTTCAAAAGATTCAAAATTAGATATTATTTTATTTTTGTTAAAGAATATAATATAAATTACTACTGCAATACCAAAGAATAGAATAACTGTTCCGAAATTTATTAATTTAGATAACATTTCATCTTTTTTATTTTTAGGTTTATTTATTATTGAAATATGGTTTATTGTTTGTCTATTCATTTTAGATAGTATTTAATTTACTAGTTATATTTAATTTAGATATTTTATAGATTGCAGATAAAATATTATCCAAAATATTATCCAAAATATTATCTAATAATACAAGTAATAATAAAAGTAAAAAATAAATTTATTTTAAATTAAAAATGCCTGTCCGTCAAATTCGTAAAAATCAGAAGTCTCGTAAAAGTCATTCCCGCAACCCAATTCAAAAGGGTGGTGATGATGGTCGATATGTTCTACCCCCTGCTTATTTTGGTAATGGTACTAGCGGATATTATGCTGATGGTTCCTCTGCACTAAATTCTTGTGGTAAGCAACACGCTGTTAGTCAGGGTGTAATTTCTGCCAATGGTAAATGGGCTGGTCCCAATCTATACCCTATGATGGGTGGTGCTTGTGGATGCAGTGGACGGCGTAATTTCAAACCAAAGACAATGAAAGGTGGCTCTAGTCATAAGAAAGAATTTAAACCTAAGACAATGAAAGGCGGTTCTTGTTATAAGAAGACTAAATCCCGCAAATCCAAATCACGCAAACATTAAAAAATACAAAAACATTACAAATTACACAAACATTACACAAACATTACACAAACAAAATTATATTTGACCTAAAATATTTAATCTATGTTCTGCTAGATACTCAAAAGGATTTTCTAGATTAATTAAAGATTGATTTATACTAAATAATTCTAGATACTTTAAAATATTTTGTGTAGATTGTGTAGATTGTTCTATAGAATTATTTGTTTGTTGTGTTATTTTCTGCCTTTTATTATCTATTTTTTGTTTTTTATTATTTTTTTTAACAATCTTATTATCAATACCAATCTCACTACCAATCTTTCTTTCATATTTTAAAAATCTTTGTTTTCTATCTAGAGTTAAATAGTTTTGAATCATCATTTTATTATATTCAACTTCGTGTCCATCACTACCCCCATCAACAAATCCTATCATTCTGTCTATAAACATATCCCATCCAATAATAAATCCATATCCCATCCCTAGACTAATTCTAAATACCGGAATAAATTTATATTCTGGTGAATAATTATTAGAAAATAATATTTCTTCATCTTCTAGAATAGCATTAATTAAATATGTTAAATTTTGATAATAATCACCTCCAAAATTTCCAAAATCATTATTATTAGTTGGAAAATAATTACATGCCTTAAGTATTATATATAGTTTTATAAAATCAGGACTTTCATTAGTGTCATCTAGTTTGTAATATTTCATAAAATTATTCATATATTTATCAAGCAGAATTATAGACAAGTTATTATCTAGATATGCTTCTAGATTAAACATCACATCATTCACCTCATTCAGATTAATTCCAGAATTGATAATAGTTTTGTTATGAATATATTTTTCCAATAAAGTATAATTTTCAACAACACTTATTATATTTATTTTGGTATTAGTATTGGTATTCAGAAAATATTTTAAATAAGATGATTTATTAAAATAATATAATTGATTATTTTGTAAGTGTTCTAGCAAAACATAATTATTACTTATTTTACTATATAGGGTGTATATAATATTTGGATTTGAAATTATAATAGAATCAATCACGTCTAAAGGAAGTGTGATATTAGTAGTAGACATAATTTAAATTTATTATCTAGATAGAAAGAATTATTTTAAGTTAATAATTATTATTAGACAATAAAATATCTATAAAATATTTATAAAATATCTATGTAAAAAATAATTAGATAACATACAAAATAAAACATATAAAATAAACAAAATAATCAAATGTATTGTAATATTTGGCTCATTATTATTTTGCTTGTAATTACAATAATAATTGGTTTAATATCATTTAGCAATTATAAAATAAATAGTTTAGAATCTTTTGAAGACCCAACAGTGCCATTTCCTATATTAGATGTATCACAAAATATTATGTCACAAAACGACAAAATAAATAAATTATTAAATCAATTGCAAAATGTTAATCCAAAGGTTAAATTAATTAATTATGACTCAAATCAAGTATATCAAGATTATCAAAATAACGTATCGTCAAATATAAATATTATAAATGAACAATTAACAAATTTATATAATTCACGTATATCAGTAAATCAAATTAATTTAGAAAAACTTGAAAATACTGTTGATGATTTAGAAAATTTAATTAATAATTTAGGTTTAACTACTCTCAATAACAAAAAATATAATACAATAAAATCCTTAAATAATGGTATGGAAATGAAATTAGTAAGCACACCTAATACAATTTTTAAAGATTATAAAACTGGTTCGAATATAAGCGGTTATATGGTTATGGCGAATAATGGTTGTTTATCAGTAGGTGCAA